TTGATATAGCTTCTCAGACTGATAATATTCCGGGTTATACGATTGGTGGTTATGAATATGAGGGTCCTGATTTTGATCAAGAGGCTGTTAACACTGCGAAGTTGATGAATGACTACAGTGCGATTAGTGATGACTATAGTACATTTCAAGGCAATGACTTAACGAAAGGTTCTGGAAATACAATAGGTTACGCGACTGGTGGATCGAAAGTTGGATATGCTGCGGTTATTAATCCTGTAACTGGTGGCATTGATATTTTGACTCCGGGCAGTGAGAGTGTTGAGGCATCTTTTGCGGCTGAAGAGTTAGAGGATGCGTTGAATTACTTGACTGACGGTGACGTTGATTTAACGAATTTGGATGCTCCGTTGGATTTGCTTCCTGAAGTGAGTGGTGGCACTGACACTATTGGTTTAGATGCTGAAGGTCGTTTGATTGAGTATGGCGTTGATGACATTGAGGAGATGCTTTCACAGTTAGAGGGTATTTCTGACATGACTGAGGAGGAGCTTGCGGCTATTGCGGGTGATACTCCGATTGAGACTGATTTTGAGGTGTTTCCAACGGTTGATGGTACTGTGACGCGAGATGAGATTGAGGCTGATTTAGCTGGTGATGGCTTAACTGATTATGAACGCGAAGCGTTTGGAACTGACGCAGAGACTTTTTACAGTGATTTAGGTGATACAGAAGCTGACAGTGGAGATGTTGCTGGTGGCATTGATGACGCTGTGAATGCTGCGTTAGAGGGTATCGTTAGCCCTGAAGACTTCCGCGCTAATGAGGCTGCGTTAGCTGGTATTGATTTTGAGACTGGTGAGCGATTAGGCGGTTCTGCCGATGTTGATGAGGTAAAGGAAACGTTGATGAACAACGTAAAGCAGCGCGTTTCTGAAGTTGAGGGTACATCTGATGAAGGTGGTTATGATCGTTTATTGGGTAGCCAAGAGGATCGTTTTGGAATTACGCCGACAGAGATGACTGTATCTGAGATTCTTGATTTCCAAAAAGCTCGTGGTCCGGGTAGTTATGCGGAATATTCTGAGGATACGGTTGGTCGCATTTCAACGCCTGTTGGTAAATATCAAGTTGTTGGCACAACGCTTCAAAGCCTTGTAGACGCTGGTATTGTTAATGAAAATGACATGTTTAACGAGGCAACTCAGGAAAAAATTGGTTCTTATTTAATTGAACAACGTGGTTTGTTTGATGAGGGTATTACTGACGATCAGTTTGTAGAGAACTTAGGAAAAGAGTTTGAAGGCATTGAGCGATTTGGTTACGACAGTGACGATGGCACTTCTATTGCTGCTCGCAACGATGCTATTGAGGCTGTTTCTCCAATTGTTCCTAATGCTGAGATTCAGCAAATACAATCGCAGCTTGAAGAACAAATTCCAAACAATTTACTTGAACAGTTCTTATCTTTTGCAGCATATGCTGTGCCGATTGTTGGCTCTACGATTGCGCGAGACTTGCGTGAGCGTGGTCCCGCAGAACGTGAGGCTTTGGTTCAACAGCATGTTGATGCGATTCAAAACGGTGCTACGCCGAAATACGACGATGAAGGTCGCTATGTAGGCTATGACATTTCTACGATGGGAACTTTTGCGGATAAGGTTCTCGCGGCAGATGATATTGGTGTGTTCTTACCTCCGACAGATGATATGACTGAAGAGGAGATTGCGCGTCTTGCGGACGCTGATGGTGATGGTCAGATAGACGCTGAACGGTTAGAGGAGCTTTTTGATGTTCAATCTATTGCAGCCGAACAAGACCCATATGGTATGAGTACAGAAGACGGATTTATTGTTACGGGTGTTGATGACCAAGGCAATAAAACTGAAACTGAGTATGTTGTAAACACTGGCGGTGGTGTTGATCAGGTTGGTCAGAAGTTTGATTCTGATGGCGATGGTCAAGTTGACACTGATGTTGAGGGTGAGGATACAGACACTTTCGTTGAGTTTGAACGTGATGGTGGCGATGAAGTTGAAGACATCTTTGGCTTAAACGAGGAAGAAGAAGAAACTGGCAGTGACGATCCGATTGATCCATGTCCAGAAGGGTTTATGTTAGACCCTGTTTTGGGTGAATGTGTACCGATTGATGATGTTGTGGCAGGCTCTCCGAGTTTAAGTCTGCAAGAGATTAATCGTGATACTGGTGGCGGCACTGGCGGTGGTGGAGACACAACGCCTGTTGTTGGTGATCCTATGATTATTCGTGCGCCACAGCAGTTTGCGCGGGGTGGTCCTGTTGATCTTGATCCGAACACCTATGACTTTAGAGGCTTTGATACAGACAATCCGTTTACTATGAGTTCTATCAATCAAATGCAAAGATATCAGGTAGGGTTGAACGATTTTGATGAAAGTCAAATGGAGCTTTATGACCTAAACCGTGATGGTGCTGTGGATACTACAGATGTTACTGCTGGATTACAGTATCTCACGTATTCTCCTGATGGCGTATTTGACGAACAGCGAGCCAATGAACAAGATTTTTATCTTTACACTCCACCGATTACGCTAGGTGCGCGTCCAACGCAGCAGGCTACAACTCCTAGCCCTGTTGCGCAGCCTGTTCAGCAGCCTGTTCAGGGGATGACAGTTCGCAAGCCAAAGCAGTTTAATCGCGGTGGTGCTGTAACGCCGAATATTGATAGATTCATGCAGTCTTTAGGGGCCTAGAATGAATGATCTTAGCGACTTTTCGAAGTACCTTACGGATGAGGAACTAGCGAAGGTCGCTCCTATGTTGGAGCGTTTGCAGACGCTTGATAAGCGTGTTGAGAAACAGGACAACTATATGAGTTTTGTTAAGCATGTTTGGCCTCAGTTTATTGAGGGCAGGCATCACAAGATTTACGCTGAGAAGTTGCAGGCTGTTGCGGATGGTAAGATCAAGCGTTTGATTATTAACATGCCGCCTCGACATACGAAGTCAGAGTTTGCGAGTTATTTATTTCCGACTTGGCTGATGGGCAGACGGCCTGATTTAAAGATTATTCAGGCGACTCACACGGCTGAGTTGGCTGTTGGTTTTGGTCGTAAGGTTAAGAACTTAATTGATAGCGAGGAGTTTCGTGATGTCTTCCCTAATGTCAGTCTTGCAACGGACGCTAAAGCGAGTGGTCGTTGGAGTACGAACGGCGGTGGTGAGTATTACGCGGTTGGTGTTGGTGGTGCCTTGGCAGGCCGTGGTGCGGATTTGGCGATCATTGATGACCCGGTTTCTGAACAAGACGCGCTGAGTGTTACGGCTTTAGATAACATTTACGAGTGGTACACATCTGGTCCACGGCAGCGTTTACAGCCCGGTGGTTCGATTATTATTGTTATGACGCGTTGGAGCATTCGTGACCTGACGGCAAAGGTTTTGGCAAAGCAGAGTGAGAAGGGTGCGGATCAGTGGGATATTGTTGAGTTTCCTGCGATTATGCCGTCTGGTGATCCTTTGTGGCCTGAGTTCTGGAGCTTGGATGAGCTAGAGGGCGTTAAGGCTTCTATTCCTGTGGGCAAGTGGAATGCCCAGTATATGCAGAACCCTACTGCTGAAGAGGGTGCGATTATTAAGCGTGAGTGGTGGAACTTGTGGGAGAAGGAGGACCCGCCTTCTTGCAGTTACATTATTCAGAGTTATGACACTGCGTTTAGTAAGTCTGACAGGGCCGACTATAGTGCGATTACGACTTGGGGTGTTTTTCATCACGATGAAACGCGAGAGGATCATATTGTTTTGTTGGACGCTGTTCGTGGGCGCTGGGAGTTTCCAGAGTTAAAAGAGCAAGCGAACGATCTTTATGAGTTGTATGAGCCTGACATGGTTCTTGTGGAACAGAAGGCGAGTGGTATGCCGTTGACGCAGGAACTGCGCAGGATGGGTATTCCTGTAACGCCGTTTACGCCTAGCAGGGGTGCGGACAAGTTTACAAGGATGCATGCTTGTGCGCCTGTGTTTGAGAGTGGCATGGTGTGGTGTCCTGATACGAATTTTGCTGATGAAGTTATGGAAGAATGCGCTGCATTTCCGAACGGGGAACATGATGACTTGGCGGATTCGATGACTCAGGCTATACTACGATTTAGACAGGGTGGTTTTATAACCACTCCGAGTGACTATGACGATGAAGATGAACTGGCGTATGCGCGTCGAAAACGTGAATATTATTAGGAGGCTTTTACATGGCTATGAAAGGTAGAAATTTAAGGGGTGGTAGAAACCCCAGACGCGCTAAGGCTATTCAGCAAGCCTTAGAAGAAGCGTTGGCAGGCGGTGCAGGTGCTGGAGCAGGAAGCTCAGGGATGACTTCATCTTTGCGTCCTAAAGCAAGACCGGGAAGCTCAGGAATAGCTTCTTCTTTACGTCCTCGCGCTCGACCACAAACAATTGGCGGCATGGAGGGCGGCAGCACTCGCGGTGTTAATCCAATAGACAATTACAGCAAAGAAGACTTGATGAAACTTCTTGCGTCTATGGCTGGAGGTCCAGCCGCTATGGGTCTTGGTGCGGCAAAAGCGGGTAAAGCTGCTGCTGAAGCTATGGGAATGATGGGTGGTGGCGCAGTGATGCGTTATAAAAAAGGCGGTGCGGTCAAGAAGAAGCGCACTAAGAAACCAAAGAATGGCTGCACCATGAAGGGTCGCGGCGGTAAATATAAAGGAATGAAGTAATGCCAAATACTCCTAAAAAATATAAAGGTTTTTCAAAGTTGCCTGAAGACGTTCAGCAGAAGATGGACCCTGAAGCAGCCATGAAGTACATGGAAGGTGGCGCGGTCAAAAAGTACATGGGCGGCGGCAAAGTTCGTGGCTACAAAGATGGCGGCGGTGTTTGTCGTGGTGGTGGTGCAGCGATTTCAGGCACCAAGTTTGCTGGAGTAAAGTAAATGGCTAAAATCGTTATCAACATTGACATGGATGAGCTTACATCTGGTATCAACCAAGTTGTTGATGACGACATGTATGAAGTGGAGGAGGAGTTTGTTTGTCCTCTTTCCACTCAAGATTCTGATGTAAATGCTGAAAATCGTGAGAATGCAGTTCAAGAATATGCTTATGGTCCAGCCGTAAAAAACTGGGAAAAGAAGAAGCAAATTTGCGGAACTTGCGAGTATTATAACATTCGCTCTAAAGTTTTAGACTGCATTGAAAGCGGCCTTGGAATGGATGAGGGCAGTGAAGTTGGTTATTGCGAAAAGCTAGATTTTACCTGTGCGGCTGAGAATGTGTGCAATGAATGGGAAAAGGGCGGTCCTATAACCGACTTTGAGGACATTAATACGCTTGAGCCAATTGAGGGTAACGAAAAGGATATTTTCTAATGGCAGTCGAACGTGGATTAGGTGCAGGTGGATTGCCTGAAGACCCAATGATTGCTGAAGCTGAATCGCTTCAGAATGTAATTGAATTACCTGCGCAGCCCGGAGTTACAGAGTTTGACGATGGCAGCGCAGTGGTTGGTGAGTTTGAAGAAGATATGGCTCCCAAGCCTGAAGTTCCCTTTGATGGAAACTTGGCTGATGTGATTGATGAGGCTGAGTTAGGTCGTATTTCATCTGATTTGGTTGGTTCGATTGAGGATGATTTGTCCTCTCGTGAAGACTGGGAAGATACATATAAGACAGGGTTAGAGTTCCTTGGTATGAAAACCGAGGATCGTACAGAGCCATTTGAAGGCTCCTCTGGCGTTATTCATCCGTTGTTGGCTGAGTCTGTTACGCAGTTTCAAGCGCAGGCGTATCGTGAGTTGTTGCCTGCAACTGGACCTGTTCGAACGTCTGTTATTGGTGCGCAGAATGAGGTGCTTGTAAAGCAGTCTGAGCGTGTCAAAGATTACATGAATTACATGATAACCTATGAAATGGAAGAGTATGATCCTGAGTTGGATCAAATGTTGTTCTATCTTCCTGTTGTGGGTTCTACGTTTAAAAAGGTTTACTTTGATCCGCTAAAACAACGTGCGGTTAGTAAGTTTATTCACGCTGAAGATTTAGTTGTGCCGTATGGTGCAATTGATTTGGTTTCTTCTCCTCGCGTTACGCATCGAATCACGATGGATTCTAACGAAGTTCGCAAGATGCAACTTGTTGGTTTCTATCGTGACATCGACCTTCCTACTGGTGGGTACGGTGAAGAGGATATGGCTGATGAGGTCGAGGAATCAATTGATGACATTCAGGGAGTTCACCCAAGTGGACCTTCTGAAGATTTAACTTTGTATGAGGTCCATACAAGCCTTGATATTGAGGGCTTTGAGGACATGGGAGCAGATGGCGAGCCGACAGGTTTGAAATTGCCATATATCGTCACAATCATTGCTGATTCTGGCGAAGTATTGGCTATTCGTCGTAACTATATGGAAATTGACCCGATGAAACGTGCGAAGCAGTATTTCGTGCATTATAAGTTTCTGCCCGGTCTTGGTTTCTATGGCCTTGGCTTGACTCACATGATTGGTGGTTTGGCACAGGCATCTACGTCGATCCTGCGTCAGCTTATTGATGCAGGTACGCTTTCCAATCTACCAGCAGGCTTCAAGGCTCGCGGTGCTCGCATTAGGGACGAGGAT